CCATCCCGTCCGCCAGCGTGGCGCGCATCGCCGCCACGTCGCGCGCGAAGCTGCCGGTGTCGGCGCGCACGCCGATCACCAGCCGGTCGATTTCCTCATCCATCCGGAAACATCTCCTTCAGCCGCATCAGGTCGTTGGTCGCGGCGGGCCGCCCCTCCTCGCCGCGCAGGGCCGTGATGACGGCGGCAAGCTCGCTCGGCGTCGCCGCCCAGAATTCGTGCGGTCGCCAGCCCAGCAGGGCGCCGGCCAGCCCCGCCAGCCGCGCGGCCGATGCCGCGAACGACGCGCTCATCGCCCCTTCAGGATTTCGCCGATCAGCTGGCGCAGCAAAGGCGTGGTCGCGGCCAGCCCGCGTTCGACGATCGCCTCGCCCAGCCGCGCGCGGGTCAGGCCGTCCGGCCGCTCGCTTGCGCAATGCCAGAACAGGGCGGCGACCTCGCCCAGCCGCAGCGCGCCGCCCGCGGCCCGCTCGACCAGCGCGAATAGCGGCCCGATCTCCTCCTCCGCCGCCACCAAAGCGGCGAAGCTCGGCCGCAACACCAGCATCCGGCCGTCGACGGCGAATGCCACCTCGCCGCGCGCGGGGTTCGCGCTCACAGGCTCGCCACCGGGCCGGAGCTTTCCAGTGCCAGCGTGTAGCTCCGCTCCCCGTTGAAATCGCCGGAATAGTCCAGCCGGGTCAGCAGGAATCGGCCGCGCATCCGCTCCCCGCTCTCGAACGACAATTCGTAATCGTCGATCATGCCGGACAGCGCATTGCCCTTCAGCCGCGTCTCCGCCGTCGATCCGGTGAACACGCCCGCGCCCGCCACCGACACGCTGCGCGTGCCTGCACCGGACAGCAGTTCGCGCCACCCGCCCGATCCCTTGTTGGTGATCACCACGCTTTCGCCGTTGATCGAAAGCTGGGTCGTGCGCAGTCCCGCCACCGTCGCATAGGTCGGCGTCGCCGCCCCATCGCCGACCTTGAGCAGGAATGCGCTGCCTTTCTCCGCCGCCATCTTTGTCTCCTGTATGTGAAGGCCGGTGCGCCTCAGTCTTCCAGCGTGCGCACCCGATATTCGACCATGCCCGCCCACGGCCCGCCCGCCGGCCGCAGGATGCGGCTGCGCAGCAGCGTGGCGCTGGCGATCCGGTGGTGCGGCAGCGTCGGCGGCAGGGCCTCGATCGCGGCTTCCACCGCGCCGACGATGCCGTGCAGGCGTGCCGCCCGCCCCGCCTCGTCCCAGGCGGTGATCGCCAGCCGATGCTCGCGCCCGCGCCCCGTCTTGTGGCTCCAGTCGGTCGTCAGGCCATCGCCGATCACCAGATAGGGAAAGGCTGCGCGCGCGGGCGCGCCGTCGAACACGCCGCTGACGACACCCGCCACGCCCTCCGCCACCGCCAGCGCCGCTACCAGCGCCGCCTGCAATTCCGCCGCCGCGCTCATCGCAGCCGCCGCGCGGCGTCCGCCGCCAGCAGGTGAAGTTGCGGATCGTCCGCCCAGCGCCGCAACAGGCCGCGCCCGCTCAGGCGGATGCCGCTCTCCAGCCGTTCGACCCGGATATCGGCCGGCAACTCGGCGGCCGCCGCCAGCGCGTCGACCGCGCGCCCGATCATCGCCGTGACTCCCCGATCGCGACCACGCGGTCGGGCAGCGCGGGATCGACGATCACCTCGCGCACATGGACCATGTCGAAGATCCGCTCGATCCGGTCGCCCACCTTCACGTCGCACGGCCGCAGCGTCACCCGCAGCAGCGGCATCGCCGCCGCCGTCGCGCCCTCTTGCAACGCGCCATGGCCGGCCGGGCGCACGCTTGCCCACACCACGTCGATGATCGTCCAGTCGTCCTCGATCGCGCCTAGCGCATCCTGTCCGGCGGTCCGCCGCTGCAGCACCACGCGCCGCGCATCGTGCCTGCGAATTCGCGCAGCCCGCTCATGCCAGCCGCATCCGTCGCCACGGGCGCCACAGCGCCGCGACCGCCGCCGGCGGATCGGCTTCGCCGGCCGCGTCGCGATGCGTGTAGAGGTGGCTCGCCAGCCGGATCACGCCCTGCCGGATCGGCTCGGGCAAGTCCTCCCATTGCTCCGCCAGCCCTGCCCGATAGCCGACATGGATGCGAACGGCGCCGACCGGCTGCGGCACCCGCACCCAACCGTCGCCCGCCGCATCGATATCGATCGCATAGGCGTCGATCCCCAGCGGCTCCGGCACTGCAATGCCCGCCTGCGCGGCGACGTTCGTGATCGCCTTGACCGGGCGTCGGGCCAGCATCCGCCAGTCACCCGTTACCGGCATCGTCTCGTCCACCTGCCGGGCGATCAGCAGCTGGCCGGTAAAGGCTTCGCCATGGCCGATCGCCACGGCGACCAGCCGCGCGATCAGCGCATCCTCCGTCCCGGTCTCCAGGCGGAGGTAGCTCTTGGTCTCGCCGATCGCCGCATCGGGCGGCGTGATCGCGGCGACGCGCGCCATGTTGGGCGCGCGCGGCGGCGCGCCCGGTGCCGCGCGCGCGGCACCTGCGGAAAGGCTCATCGTTCAGTCTCCGGAAAAAGGAGGGGGCGGCGTTCAGGCGGCCGCGAAAAAGTCCGCCATGGCCTGGTCCAGCCGGTCGCTGGTCCAGCCGGGCTCGATCCGGCGCATGGCCGGGCCCCGGATCAGCAGCGCGCTGCCGTCCGGCAGATAGTGGATGATGGCGTCGTCCATGCTTGGCTCCTCAGGCGATGGTGACGGTCAGCAGCGGCACGCGCGCGACCGCCGCGAACGCGCCGAACGTCGCCGGCAGGCCGTCCGCGAACGGCGCCGGCGCGTTCGCGACCACGCCGGAATTCTGGGTGTTGCCCGAACCGTAGGTGCCGCTCACGCCGATCATCCAGGTGAAGCCGCGTTCGGCAGCGCCGGTGAACTGCACGGTCGGCACCCCGCTGAACTGGGCAGCCAGCCAGTACAGGCCCGGCGTGACCGCCAGCGGCGCGGCAAAGGCCAGTTCGGCCGACACCGATCCGCCGGTGGTCGGCGCCGTCACACCTTCGGCCAGCTTCGCGCCCGGCCCGCCTTGCGCATTGGCGTAGAGCCCGAACCGCGCGCTCCCCGCCGCGGCCAGCGTCACGCGGAAGCCGACCCCGGCGATCGTGCAGGGCCGCACGATCGGCATGGGGATGGCATAGAGTGTATCCGGCGTGACCACCACGCCGCCCGGCGTGGACAGGAAAGGCGGGCAATAGCTCAGGCCCGCGACATAGCCGGGATGCTGGTTGCCGATCGCCTCCACAGTCGCCGGGTCGCCCAGCATATGGTCGCGCAGCATCGCGGGTGTGACCGCGACCGTGTCGCCGCCCTGAACCGCCGGCAGCAGCTCGCCGCCGCCGATCACCCGCGCGCGCGCCAGCGCCGAAATCTTGGTGTCCGTCATTCCTCTACTCCAGCAGCAGGGCGCCGCCCGTTTCCGTCAGCAGCCGTCCGCCGCCTTCGGTCAGCAGCATGGCCGGTGGCGACGGCGGGGGCGGCACATCGCCGTCGCGCCGCGGCGACGGCAGCAGCCCGATCAGGATCCCGATCATGGTCAGTACAGCGCCAGCAGGTCGGCGGCGGTGGTGCCGGTCGCGCGGACATACTGGACGCGGAACGGCAGCACCGCGCCCGACGGCACGTTCTTCCAGACCTGGTCGCCCGTGCCGCGCACGCCGCGCATGGTGATGGTGCCGCCCGTGCCGACGAACAGCCCTTTGGGGATGTCCGCCAGCGCGGTCTGGTCGTCGGGCCGGATCGCGACGGCATGGGTCGCCGGGGCGTAGGGCGCATCCGCCACGCCCGAAAAGGCATCGCTCATGATAATCTCCGCTCGGCCCTCCCCGGCCGCAAGGCTCGGGGAGGGCGCACATCAGGGGAAAGTGCGTCGCCGCGCTCAGGCCGCGGCAAACTTCATCAGCTTGATGGCCTCGGAATTGACCACCGCGCCGCCCACGCGCTTCACCGCGTAGAAGTGGACGAACGGCTTGTGGCTGAACGGATCGCGCAGGATCGCGGTCTCGCCCCGCTCCGCGATCAGGTACCCCGCCTTGAAGTTGCCGAATGCGATCGCCAGCGCATTGGCGGCGATGTCCGGCATGTCCTCGCTCTCCACCACCGGATAGCCCAGCAGGGTGTCGGCCCGGCCCTCGGCCAGTCCCGGCTGCCACAGGAAGGCGCCGTCCGCGGTCTTGAACTTGCGGATCACCGACAGCGTCGCCGAATTCATCACGAACACCGCACCCTGGCGGTAGGGCGCACGCAGGCTCTGCACCAGGTCGACCAGCCGGTCCTGCGGGCTCGCCGCCGCGAAGCCGCCGGCGGCCCCGCTCGCCACATATTGCAGCGTCCCGAAGGCGCGATTGGCATCGGTCTCGGCGGTGGTGGGATAGGTCAGGAAACCGCGCGGCTTGCTGGTGCCATTGCCGGCGACGAACGCCTGCCCCTCGGCCCGGCCGAACTCGGCCGCGATCTCGCCCGCCAGCCAGCGTTCGACGTCGAACGCCGCATCGTCCAGCATCGCCTGGCTCGCCGCCGGATTGGCGTAGAGCTCGCCCATCGGCGGCGCGACCTCGTGGAAGCTGGGCGTCGCCGTCTCGATCCGCGCCTCGCTCTCGGCCACCCAGCCGGACGGCGTGCCGCCGGTCGTCACCAGCTTGCGATAGCCGGCCGAGCCCACCTTCACGACATTGGCGATGGCGCGGATCGGCGAGATCGCGGTCAGCGTGCGGTCGATCGTCTCGTCGATCTCGCGCGGCACGGCAAAGCCGCCCTCCGCCCCGCTCGCGCCGTTCAGGCTCTTCAGCTCGATGCCGCCCTCGATCCCCTTGCGCAGATAGGCATCGACGAACGCCTTGCTCCCGCTCTCACCCGGCCGCGCACCGCTCAGTGCCGGCCGCCCGGCGACGATCGCCGCCTCGTCCATCCGCGTCTTCAGCTGCGCCATCTCGGCGCGCAGCTCGCCCACCGCCTGCGTGGCCGCGACCGCATCGAACGATGCGTCCAGCGCATCCGCTTTCGTCTCGTACATTCCCGTCTCCTTCGCCCAAAAAGAAAGGGCGCCCTGCCGCGCGGCAGGACGCCCCAAGAAAGTCCGTGCGGGCGGGCCTATCCGGCCGCGCTGTCCGCCACCGCATGCACCCGCGCGCCGGGCTGCATCGGAAAGGTGACCAGGCTCACCTCGACCAGGTCCAGGTCGGTCAGTTCGCGCGCCGCGCCGTTGCGCTTGGCCCGTACGCGATAGCCGAAGCTCAGGCCGCCGACCGCGCCGTCCTTCAGCAACGCCGCCGCCTCGCGCCCCGCCGCCGCCGCGCTCAGCCGGCCGATCACGCGCAGCCCGCGCGCATCCTCGGCCTGCATCTCTATCCGGCCGATCGGCCGGCCCGCCTCGTGCTGCCATAGCAGGGGCAGCCCCTCCGGCCCCGCCGGCAGCGACGCCCGGACCGTTCAT